GTTTGGACTGTCTATCCCTGTTAGCAAGATTGATTGGGCTGCGGTAGAAACTGCGGCAGACGCTTGTGATGTTACGGTAACGGTGCCCAACTCAGGGACTCAAAAGCGGTTCACTGCGAATGGTGTTTTGTTCGCAACAGACACTCACCGAGCGAACATCAACAAGCTGCTATCTTCTATGAACGGCAGCCTAGTCTATTCAAACGGTATCTACACGATCAGGGCAGGTGTTTATGAAGCCCCCACTGAAAGCCTCACGGAAGATGACCTCGCAGGCCCAATCACGGTTAACACTTCGGTGGAACGCGGTGCGCGTTTTAATACAGTCCGCCCGATTTTTATTGACCCCGCCCAGAACCATAAATCAGTCGAAGCACCAGCGGTATCTATTACGGCGGCAGTTAGCAGAGATAACAACGAGGTTCTCACCAAAGACATAGAGCTGCCTTTCACTAACAGCTCGTACATGGCTCAGAGGATCGCGCACAAACAAATTCAGATGACAGACCAGCAAAAGGTGCTGACATTCCCTGCAAACCTTACAGGTCTGAGAATAGATGTTGGGGACAGAGTTTCGGTTACCGTTGAGGAGCTGAACTACAGCAATAAGGTCTTCCGCTGCGCTAGTTGGTCGTTCTCTGATACCCAAGACGGGGTGGTTAACCTCACGCTCTTGGAAGATGATGCTGGTTCTTATGCCGACCCTCTTGTTGGTGAATACAGCACTCTCCAACCTTCTGGCGTTATCACTGAGGCGTTTCGTGGAGTACCTGACCCACAGAACCTGTCTGCCACTGCTGGGTTAAAATCTATTGAGTTAGATTGGACAAACCCAGTTAACACCAGTTTGTTCAAAGAGATTGTAGTCTATGCCTCGCCAGACTCATCCTGGGCAAATAGAGTTGAGCTTGGTAGGACGCTTGGCACACAGTTCGTGCATGACGCTTCAACTTCTGCTGACCCTATAGACGTTGGTGATACCCGCTACTATTGGGTGAGGGCGGTAGCTTACGGGACGGGTTCTGGCTCTTTCGTGGAATCAGACCGAAATCCAGACAACGATACATCGAATATCTTAGCCACTGTCGGGCCAAACAATCCTGACTATTCAGACATTGTGGACGATACGCCAGCGCAGGCAGCGCCAACAGCTCTCACCCTCACAGAAACCACCGTCTTGGGTAATGATGGTTCTGTCTTGCCTGCTGTTCGTGTGTCATGGACTGCGCCCAGTGTTAACACCTACGTTTCGTTCTACGAGGTTGAGTTCAAGCAAACCTCACAAGGCGAAATCGACTATGGGCAGGTTGCAGACTCCTACAATCAGACCATCAACTATGGCTCTGTTGCTGATGCCACGACCCTAGAGCTTAACTATGGCGGGGTGAACGAGGCTATCAGCGGGGCGGGCACCGACTTCTCTTCTATCAACGTCTACGGCACCAGCACTGTGATTGCTGGCATGAAGGAGTTGGAAGAGTTCACCTTTAGGGTGAGGGCGGTCACGCTGACTGGCAGGGTTTCTGGATTCGTCACCGAGACTCTGACCCTACAGGGCGACCAGACTGCGCCAGCTATCCCGTCTAGCATCACGGCTACCGGCGGCATTCAGCAAATCAAGCTGAACTATGAGCTACCAAGTGACTCCGACTTGGCCTATGTCGAGATATTCGAGAACACGGTCAACAACCTTTCTTCAGCTACGCTCATCGTTAAAACCAAGTCAGACCAGCATACAGTCACAGGGCTGGGGAACAACGTAACCCGTTACTACTGGTTAAGGAGCGCAGACCGCTCTGGCAACCTATCTGGTTACAGCTCCGCGTTTTCAGCCACGACACAAAAGATTGTTCTGGATGACCTAGCACAATCGGTGCTAGACCAATTCGCAGAAGGTGACGCTTTCGGCATTGAGCCTGTCAGCACCCTCTCAGGCGTCACAGGCGACCATGTGGGGCAAGTTAAGCTCTTAACGACCACTAATACCCTATACGTCTGGACTGGCTCTGCGTGGTCTACAGACCTTTTCACGGCATCCAATGTTGACCCAGGTTCTATCACTGCGGCTTCGTTTGCTTCTGGTGTGGAGCCTATTTCCGCAGTTAACACTCTGCCCTCTCCCACGGGATACACTGGGCCGTCTTTGGTGTTTCTTACCACTGATTCTAAGGTGTACCGCTACGATTCATCGGTTCCTGAATTCACGACTTTAGTTGCCACCACAGACTTGTCTGGTACTTTGGGCGAGGATCTGTTCAGCGATACGATTAGACCAATTGAGCGGGTGGGTACGTTACCGACCACTAACCTGAGCACTGGGCGAGTGGTCATGTTGACCACTGACAACAAACTGTATCGTTACAGTGGCACGTCGTGGACTTCTGCTATCTCAGCAGCCGACCTAGATGACCAATTGAACCTAGCCACACAAGCCTCTGGCTTGCTCCCTGTTGCAAATGCCGCTTCTGGCTTGGTTAATAGTAACGTCACGATAAACGCTGACGGTACGCTTTCTGGTGCAGGCTCAGGTCAAGCCACGCTCACGGGTTTAGGTGCTGGTCAGGTCGCAACGCTCGACACAATCACAGAGACTTATATTGGCGACAATGCGATTAGCACCGCCAAAATACAAGCTAACGCAATCACAGCAAACGAGATCCTAGCGGGAGCAGTAACGGCGGCAAAGGTCGCTGCGGGTGCTATCGTTGCAGACAAGATAGCTGCTAATTCCATTACTACAGCCAAGATAGCGGCAGATGCTATAACAGCAGACAAAATCGCGGCTGGTTCAGTTTCCGCTGATGCTATCGCGGCCAATGCTGTTACAGCGGCTAAGATCGCTGCTAATTCAGTTAGCGCCTCAGAGATAGTTTCCAATAGCATTACCACGGCAGAGCTTAACGTCTCACAAATATTTGCTGACTCGGCGGTAATAGGCGCGATACAAGCATCTTCTATTACAGCGGCGGCTATAGATGCTGCTGTGGCTAACTTTGAGTTCGTGGAGAGTGTAAACATTGCCTCCGACGCGGTGACGGCAGGCAAGATTGATGTGTCCAGCCTGTCGGCTATCTCCGCAAACCTTGGCACAGTTAACGCAGGCAACATTAACGCAGCGCAGGTTTCCGTCTACAACTTAAACGGCGGCAACATTTCTTCAGGAACAGTGCCCACCGCTCGATTGGACGTTGCAGGGATTATCACGGCTGGCTCCATCATCGTATCGAATGATGACATCTCCAACCTGAACAATAACGCTGGGTATGTGGATTCATCTGGCGCGGCATCTGCGGCACCAGTGCAATCTGTCGCGGGTGCTACTGGAAATGTAAGCGCCCAGACCATTATTACTGCTGGTGGCATTGCTGTTACTTCAGACATTCCAACAGCGGTTTCTGAGCTAACAAACGACAGCGCCTATGTAAACGCTGCGGGTGCTTCTGCTGCGGCTCCAGTTCAGTCCGTCGCTGGTGCTACGGGTGCAGTGTCTGCGAGTACAATCATCACGGCAGGCAATATCGTTGTTCAAGGCGACAACATTTCTGGCCTAACCAATGACTCAGCGTTTATTAACGGTGGGCAGGTAAACTCAAACGTCACATTTATCTCGGGTGGAGCGATTAGAACAGGCACCATCGACGCCGAAAGAATAAACATTGATAATGTCACCCTAGACACCGATGGTTCTGGTCAGTTAATCATCCACGCCTCTGGTGTTGACTCCCCACAGATTAAATCCAACGCCTTGGGAACCATCAAAGGCGACTATCTAGCTGGGGTTAGTGCAACCCAGTTCCCAGTGACTTACAACAACTTCCTTACAAGTACGCCTTATCACAAGTATTCAACCTACACCCTACAAGAGCTTGCCAGTATTACGTTTACCACCCCGCTCACAACGTCCGATACATTGGAATATGTGATCGAGCTAGAAGCCTTTGCTTCTGGCACTTATGCAAACATCAACGCAGCCTCGATGATTACAGGGCACATCCAGCGCACAAACGCTCTAGGTGATTCATACGACATAAACGGAACGCGATCAGGCGATGATAACAACTACCCAGTCATCTTTGGCACACAGGTCAACTCGTTGGGACTGTTTAGAATGCCTAACGTCATAAACTTGAGGGGCGGGAGCACTGTCTACGTCAAGCTGTATGGCTATCAGTATTTAATGGGCGGTACACCCGTCTGGGGCAATAACTTTATCTCAGCGGAGACTCTAGCCCGATGATGGTAACTATTGGCTTGAATGAGCCTGTAATCATTCCCCATGAGGAAATAAACCGCTCCAAACGAGACGAGGAGTTGCAGAGAACCGACTGGACGCAGGCAAATGACTCGCCCCTCTCTGAGTCGGATCAGCTAAAATACAGAACATATCGGCAAGCCCTACGCGACCTAACAACGCATGAAAACTGGCCTGAGCTTAACCAAGAAGACTGGCCCACACTGGAGAACTAGATGGCTACTCAATTACAGATTAGACGCGGAACCAGCGCACAGGTAGCCGCATTCACAGGGGCAGAGGGTGAGGTAGTAGTAAACACCACCAACGATTCTATCCACGTTAACGACGGCTCCACGGCGGGAGGGTTTGAATTAGCGCGGGTGGATGGTTCCAACTGGGCTATCACTAATAACATCTCCACGACTGCCAACATATCCTTTGGCGACAACGACAAGGCTATTTTTGGCAGTGGCTCTGACCTACAGATTTATCACGATGGGTCTAATAGCTACATTACAGACTCAGGCACAGGCAACCTAAGAATTAGCGGCACGTTGCTACAGCTTAACGATGCTTCTTTTAATAAGTACCTGCTAGGCTCTGGAGATTCTGTAACGCTATACAACGCAGACTCAGCCAAACTAGCCACCACCTCCACAGGCATAGACGTAACGGGTACTGTGACGGCTGATGGTTTGACTGTTGATGGTAGTAGTTTATTTCTTGATGGTACTTTTACGACTGGCTCAACTCCAACAATAAATTTAGGAGATAGCTCAACTTATTTTAGAGTTACTTATGGTTCAAATGCCGCAATAGGTGGTTATACGGGCGTAGATATTTTTGGAACTGCATCTGGAAATAAAATAGCTACGTTTGCTAATGGCGGAGACA